AAGGAAATGAAGAGAAAGAAGAAATTCTATCAGGATTCTGGTACTCCACAAAAGTTCTATCAGGAATACATGATGGAAGTACAGAGTGCTGAAGATGCTATATTTACAAGAGATCATATTAAATTTTGGGATGGTAAGTTTTACGTTGATACTGAAACTGGACTTTCTTTCGTTGATGCCAATGGTCAAGGCTTTAAACCTTGTAGTGTTTATGTAGGCGTGGATCCTGCAACTGACTCTGCAAGAAGGGACTCAGATTTCTCAGTTATAATTGCAGTAGCTGTGACTCCTGAGAATGATATATATGTAATTGACTATGTCAGAAAGCGTTCTTTACCAGTTTTGGGTATACCAGGGGAAGGCAGGCTGGGTATTGTAGATTATATCTTCCAATTCTCAAAAAGCTACAAGCCCAGCCTTTTTACAATTGAAGATACTTCTATGTCTAAACCTATATTCCAAGCTATTAACTCAGAGATGAGAAGGAGAAATGATTTCTCTATAGGATATAAGGCAGAGTTACCAGGAACAAGAATGAGTAAGAGAGATAGAATACAAGAGATATTAGCACAAAGATTTAGTATAGGGCAGATTCATATTAAGAAAGAGCATTATGATCTGCATAGAGAAATTATAACCTTTGGACCGAGAATGGCACATGACGATACTATAGATGCATTAGCATATGCTTGTAAGTTTGCTAGTCCTCCCATGGCAGCAGGTCAGGATAAAGAAGGTAATTGGTATAAAAAGAAACCTAAACCAAGAGACTGGGTGGTAGCGTAATGGCTGATACATATAAAAAAATATTAAGTAATATAGAATCTGCATCTAAGGATTATACTCCTCTTGATGAACCTACTAACTATGAAAAGAATAGATTATTGGTGATGAGAGAACATCAACAAGCATTAGCAAATTATTTTGATGAAGGGCTGACAACTTTAGATAAAACATTTTTTGATGAGTGGGGTGATGAAACTGATGAATATAGAGATTTAGTTAAAAGATTATATATGAGTGGGATACCAGCATCTAGTATAAGCAAAAAATATGAAGGAGATGTTGCTTATAGTCCTAAGATAACTAAACATGGACCTTATAATCATGAAGATCCTATGTCCCCAATGATGTGGACTGATGAATCAGGGCAGAGATGGGTTGACCCAACTAATATATCAAGTATGTTTGATTACCCGAGTTTAATAGATAAATATTATGAAAAAGGTATACCTTATATAGAATCATTGATAGGCCCACTAGGAAATATATTAGAAGAAGGGTCACCATCTAATAGGATACGAAGTAATGTTAAGAACTTAGTAAGATATGAAGATTATGTACCAAAAAGTACGGATGATAGAGCTTTTGATGCCATGAAAAGTGTATCTGAATAAAAATAATGGCTGATATAATTACAACACAAGATTTATCCGTAGAGGATACAAGTGAATTAAAGACTGGGGATACTAAAAGGAATTATGGTAAATGTCCTCCAGGTAAGAAACGAGTAGGAAATAAATGTGTTACTATTAAGAGGAAGTAATGGCTAAAAAGAATACAGATACAGTACCAGCAATGCTAACTCCAGGAGAATTTGTAATAAAAAGGGAGTCTGCTAAGAAGATAGGATATAGCAAACTTAATCAAATGAATAAAACAGGTAAAGTTAATAACAAAAAGGAGGCAAAAATGCCACAAGGAAAAGGTACATATGGAAGCAAAGTAGGAAGGCCTCCAAGGAAAGTAAAAGTAAAAGGTTACGCTGAGGGTGACAAAGTTAAAAAAGGTGGAGGAGATCCTTATGATGTAGCTTTTGATAAGCCAGAGAAAAAGAAAAAAGAAGGGAAATTTGATCTTCCCGATTATATCAAAAAAAGTAGGGCAAAGCGAAAAAAAGAAGGGAAATGGGTTTTTGGTAAGTATGCAGGAAAAGCTTTTTCTGCTGTCAAAAAAGGCGTAGCGAAAGAGAAAGCAAGGCAAAAGCAGTATGAGTTAAAATCGAAAAAGGAGCAATACGAATCAGGTCAAAAATCAAAAGATCCAAAGGTTAGAAAAGATACTAAAGCAGGATATAAGCAAGAACAGGCAGGTATAGCAAAGAAAAAAGCTGCTGCTAGAAAAAAACTGGAATCCCCAAAAGAAGTAGGTTCAGTAGCTTATAGAAAAATGGCAAAGTTAGGTGATGCAAGTAAGTTTAAACTTGAGAAACCAAAGAAAAAGGTTGTTAAGAAAAAAGTAGCAGTAAAAGGAAGGGAGGAAGGAAAAGGAAAAGGAGCAAAAGTAGTTAAAACAAAAGCTCAAAAAACAGCAGCAAACAAGTCATGGAAAAGTGCTACAGCTGCATCTAAGAAAGCTGGAGTTAAAATGACAGATCTTATTAGTCAGCGTAAAAAACATAAGAAAGGAACTCCTGCTTATGCAGCAATTCAAAATAAGATAAATGAATTTTATGGAGTTAAAAAAAGACATAAAGTTGAGAAAAAGCAGTTTGGTGGTAAAATTAGTGGTGGAATATCTAGAGATAGGGTTGAATTTGATGAAGACATGAGTGCTGGAATTTCTAGTCCAAGAGGTGGAGCCTCACGTGGATATAGTGAAGGTGGACAGGTTACTAGTGAAGGATATCCTGTACATGGTGGGAATGGTAATTATAAAGTAGGTGAGTAAGGTAATGGCTAAGGATGCCTTACATACATGACCTTATAATAAAAAACCTCACCCAGTTAGGGAGAAACATACTAAAAAGAATGGAGATAAAGTTCATGGAAGTGAAACGCCTAATTTCTATTACAATTATCCAAAGGATAAATATAAAGAAGGTAAATAGTGGCTAGAAAAAAGAAAGCTGACCAGATTAGAGAGTTATATAATCTTTCTAATAACTGGACTAGACAGCAATGGCAGTTTGTAAATCAAAAAGGATATGAGTTTGCACATGATGAGCAGTTGTCAAGTGGAGAGAAAAAGTCTCTTGAAGACCAAGGGATGCCTACATTCACTATTAATAGGATACTTCCTGTTGTAGAGATGCTTAATTTCTATGCTACAGCTAATAACCCACGATGGCAGGCTATTGGTGTGGAGGGAAGTGATGCTGACGTAGCAGCAGTATTCTCAGATCTTGCAGATTATATATGGTCCTTGTCAGATGGGTCTACTTTATATGCAAATGCTATTAATGATTCTATATGTAAAGGGTTAGGATATCTTCTTGTAAATGTAGATACAGATATGGATAATGGAATGGGTGAAGTCACTGTACAACAGCCAGAGCCATTTGATGTATATGTAGATCCTAAGTCAAGAGATATTATGTTTAGAGATGCTTCTTTTGTTTTAATAAGAAAAGTATTACCTAAGAGTCATATATCAAAGTTATTCCCTCAATATAAAAGAAAGATAAGTAAGGCTACCTCTTCAGATAGGGATAATAGTTTAACTGAAAGATCAATGTCAGATGGTGAGCATAAGTTATTTCTCAAAGATGATCCAAATGCAGAGGACTATGGTATAACTATTGAAGGTGAGCATGAAGATGTATTGGAATTATTTGAGTTATATGAAAAGATAAAGATTTCATATGTAAATCTATTTTATAGGATACCTCCTGACCCTGAGCAATTAAAAGCTATACAACAACAGGTTCAGGTAAAGATGAAAGAAATGGCTGCTGAGATGGAAGTAGGTCTTATGGAACAAGACAAGCAAATGCAAGAAGCAGTCCAAGCTGGGAAGATGATACCTGAGAGATATCAACTAGAAATACAGAAAGCTCAACAAATGATGCAGCAACAATTACAAGCTGCAGAACAAGAGTATATGAGCCAGTTACAAGCAGAAGCTTCTAAGATAGAAAATAAGGTTATCTCTGAAAAAGAATTTAAGATATTAATGAAAGATAAGAAGTTTAAAGAATCTGTAGTGGATGCTATTCAATTTTATGGTACTAGGATAAAACAAACATGTGTAGCAGGAGATACTCAACTATATGAACAAGTATATCCAGAGAATATAACTGAATACCCAATTATACCATTTCATTATAAATGGACTGGAACTCCATATCCAGTGTCAGCAGTATCACCATTAGTTGGTAAGCAGAAAGAGATAAACAAATCACACCAGATAATGGTACATAATGCATCATTAGGCTCATCATTAAGATGGTTATATGAAGAAGGAAGTATAGATCCTGATCTATGGGAGAAATACTCTTCATCTCCAGGTGCATTACTAGCAGTAAGACCTGGTTCAGAGAAACCTACTCCTATTATGCCTGCACCTTTATCTAATGCTTTCTTCTCTATAGTACAACAAGGTAAAGCTGATATGGAATACTTAGCTGGTATTTACTCTTCTATGCAGGGAGATACTCAGCAACAACATGAAACATTTAGAGGTATGTTAGCTTTAGATGAATATGGAACTAGAAGAATTAAACAATGGATGGGACAAGCTATTGAACCTGCATTAAGACAACTTGGTAAAGTAGTGATGCAGATATCCCAGTCTGTATACAGTGCTAACAAAAGATTTAGGATAGTTCAGCCATCTGCTTTACAAGAACAAAAAGAACAAGAGATTAATATTCCTATTTATAATGATATGGGACAAGCTATAGGTAAGTCAATGGACTATTCATCAGCTAAGTTTGATGTCAAGGTAGTATCAGGATCTACTCTTCCTGTAAATAGATGGGCATACTTAGCAGAATTAAAGGAACTATTGCAATTTGGAGTTATAGATGATATAGCAGTTCTTGCTGAAACTGATGTAAGAAATAAAGAACAAATCGCCAAGAGGAAGAGCATGTATGCACAACTTCAAGGTCAACTATCTCAATTACAAGAAGCTGTTAAGGATAAGGAGGGAACAATTGAAACTCTTGAAAGACAACTTGTCCAAGCTGGTATCAAAGGTAAGGTCATGCAGGCAGAGATGGAGATTACGAAAAAGAAGGAAGAAGTTAAGGGTGATCTTAAAGAAAGTTATAGAGGTACAGAAGGGAAACAAAAGCTCCTACAGAATGTAATGGCTAATGAAGTAGAGACTAGAAAGAAAGAATTAGGACTAGAAGTACAGTCTGCACGAAAAGATTTGCAAAGAAGTAAAACAAATCAATAAAATTAAACTAATGAAGGAGAGTAAAATATGTCCGAACTAGAAGGTAACCCAGTAGATACTGTTGACCAAGTAATGGATCAACCAGATACTGGCTCCTCTGAAGGTTTCTTTGAAGCCCTAGAGAAAGATGTAAATGGCGTAATAGCCGATGACACTGAGGCAACCCAACAAAGTATTGGTCCCGCACAGGTAACCCAATCACAAGATGTTGGCTCCAATAATGTGACAGCCCAGGAAGGCAGCGGAAACTGGGAAAAACGCTACAAAGATAGTAGCAGAGAGGCTGTCAAGTGGAGAGATGAGTACAAGAAAGTTGAAGCTTTCGTACCTATTCTCGAAACTATGAAAAAAGATAGCGGACTTGTAGAACATGTTCGTGATTATCTGGTTAATGG